CGCTCATGTCGAAGGTGGTTGTCGCGCCGACCCGCTGGCCGTCGATGTAGAATTTGACATCGCTCTTGCCGCCAGTGAAGTCGATGACGAATTCCTTGTACGTGGTCCCAAGGGTTACGCCGCTAGAAATGTCGTCGTTGTCGCGCACCCCGTCGTCGGTTTCAAGGTAAACAAGCGTTGTGCTGCTTGCTCCCTCCATGCGAAACCAAGCGTTGGCCGCAACATCGTTGGCGGTATCGTTTCGAGCCGAGCCAAGACCGAAGCAAAGAATCGAGCCGCTGGTAAAGGTAGCTGCCCCGATCTTCACCCGCATTTCAAGCCGCTGAATCAAGTCGATGTCGAAGTCCAGTGCATCGTTGAAGTGCAAACAAACATTTTCGACTTCGCTTGTGGATGCAAGCGTCAGGGTCGCTTCGCTCGTTCCCTTGGAATAGGTTGGAGCCCCGGAGGACGATGTATCATCAACAAGCCAAGCGGTTGCCGGGTCTGCCGATGTCGGGAACGTTGCCACAGCACCGTTGAAATCGTCGTAAAAAGTCTGAAAGTCGCGCATGTCGCCCATGTTCTTATATTCCTATTTTGTGAATTTTGTTGCCGTCCCAAAAAGCCCCCAAGCAATCGCCCAGGGGCTAGATTTCAATCGACACTACGCACGATTAGCGAAGATGCCGCGATGCTCGATAACCGCCGCTGCAAAGCTTTGGCGAACCGTGTAGATGTACGAATCGTTTCGGATGTTGTAATCCGACTCCAAGACTGGCGATTCTTCACCGCTCAGGAAGCTGATCTCAACCGTGTCAATCAGGCTGTTGTCGGCGATTGCGTACCAGTTGGTCCCGCTGTTGGCGTCCAGGTATGGGCTTGCAACAACTCGCAACTGCCGAGCACCGCCGCGACCGTAAAGGTTCGAGACGCCGCTATTCTTTTCGCTCTCGACCGATGCCGTCGAATTGACAAGCTCCAATGCCGTCCCTGCGTAGGCCAAAGGCACCAAGAGGATCGACGGGGTAAGCCCAAGGAAGACGTCGCTAGACAATCCCTTTTGCTTGCCCATAACCTCAAAGGCTTTGTCGAGGGTTGCCTTGGCTGGAGCCCCAGCACCGCCCGAAAGGTTAGTCCCGGAAGTGTGCGATGCCGAGAAAAGATTGAACCCATCGGGCATCAACGGATTTGATAGGAAAACATCGTAGATCGCCTTTTCTTGCGTCCTGCGAGCGGCCGATCCGTGCATCGCGGGGATGCGGGAAAGGGCATCGAGGTCATCGTTGATAACGGTTTCCCAGGTGACGGTAAATTCCTTACCGTACTTCTCAATCTTGTAGCTCTTGCGCTGGTCGACAACCTTGCCTTCGGGGTAGTCCTTGCCTTCTGGGACCACTTCAAGGTTTGGCGATTCGCCAAGGCTGATTCGGTTGATGTTCTTGAAGTCGTCAACCGACTGGGCTTGCCTTACCCATTGGTCCCAAGTGTATGGGGCCTCGACGTAAGACGCCGTAAGGGTCTTGTTGGCCGCATCCAGAAGCAAACTGGAGAACGATCCGCTGGTATGGTAAACGTCAGACGATCGACGGATATTCAATCGGCCAGCAATCCCCGGGTGGCCCATCGCAATGCGAACGATATCGCCTTTGTTGTGGTGCTCTGGATTAACGCCCATTCGCCGGACGCAAGCCTCAGCAAGCCGATAGAGCCCAAGGTTTCGGAAGTGTTCCGCGCCTTGAACGTCAGGGGCCTTTTGAGTCTTGATCTGGCCTTGGAAGCATCGCTGCACCAAACCTGCCGAAGCCTGAGCCATAAACTTGTCATGCTCGCTTTCGGTCACGCTGAAACTGGAGCCCTCGACGGCCCCGCCTAGTGGTTGACTGGCCATCTTTCGGATGATCCTTTCTTGAGCGATTTCAACGGTCACGGATGGATCGTCAACCAAGGCGTCTGCAAAGCTTCGCTCAAGCTTCGCAAGCGTACAATGAGCAACGATTGTTTTGCGTCGGTCGTCGGCTGCCTTGAGTTGCCGCGCAACTTCGGCTTCGACTTTCTTTTCGGTGTCTTCGGTTGGCTCGACATGCTCGGCCCGCATAGTTTCTTCGGGTTCTTTTTCCATGCCTGCCATCGATTCGACTTGCCTCATCGGAGCCGCGTCAGAACCGGCTTGCCCGGCCGCCTTGCCTGCGAGGTAAACAATGATCTGCATCGGGTCGGTCATGCCCTCAGGCAACCCAAGACCCTTCAACGTTGCCATTAGGCTTTCGTCCATTCTCTCAACCCTTTCCTGGTCGTAAGACCGTCTAACAGTAGAATTCGGATCTGCGCCCGTTGCACAGATCGAAGCGTTATGAGGTTCCCATGCGGTAACAATTTCCGCTGGACCCTCAATCACCTTGCCTTGTCGGGTGGTGTACGTTTGGCCCTCTCGGATGAATTGACGCTCGAGAATCTGTGCATCAATCGAAAAGTCATTCAAATGGCCTTCGGTGTATCTTGTCGCGACAATCTGCGAGTCTGGATCGCTTGCAAAGTCAGGCAAGCCAAGCATTTCTTCGCCCTCGATATCGATATTGCGAATCGACCCAAAGACGTTGCGCACTGTCTTGTCGTTGTGTGAATCGACGATTGGTAATTGACGCTTGGCGTTGCGAAACCGAACACCATCCATGAGCAAAACTTGCTTGATCCATCCGCGATCCTGATCGTAGATGTCAATCGGCGTTTCGGTCGCAATTACCGCTCGGCCATCTTTCACGGTCCCGAATTGGCGAACGATCGAACCGCCCTCAATAGGCTTGGCTTGGTGTCTTGCGTCGAGTTCTTTTCGTCGCTTGATTAGGTCTTGCTTGTTCATTCCGTCACCTCAGCCGGTAGCGTGTCCACCGATCCGTCTTTTGCGTCGTCGATTAGGGCCTGTACGCTCGCTTCGCTCATGCCGACCGACGATAGGAACACTCTGGCCGCCGCTTCGCTAATAGCCCCGCTGGAAAGCTCGTCGAGGGTCTTGGCAATGGCTTTGCGGTTGCGATTGAATTGGAGCGTTGACAGCCCCATCATTTCGCCGCTGCCGGTCGCTGGTTGGGTTTCTGCCGCCCCTTGGGTCTGTGCCGCTGAAATGGCTAGCTGCTGCTGTTCGGGGGTCTGCAAGCCAAGCTTTTGAAGGAGTCGGTTTTCCTTGGCCCGTTGGTAGAAAACCGTTCGGAAGTTGAGCCCCTGAGCCCCTAGCACTTCGCTGTAGGTCGCGGTAAATGAGTTGATGCCCGATTCGCTGGTCTGTTGCTCAACGCCTGGATCGACCCATTCCCATTTAGGTGTCTGCCATTCGACGGGGGTAAACCTCCTACGATCGCTTAGCAGGTCGCTAGGCCCTGGAAAACCGTCGAGGTTGGTTCGGCTTGCTGCATCGCAAAAGCGATCCCAAACAGGCTGTAGCAAGTGCCGAATGATGTATTTCTGGATGATCCGAAACCGCCTTCGGTCTTCGAGTTGGCTAGTCCGGCTCGAACTGTAGCTGGTCTGCGAATAGTCCCGCGCTACAACCTCGTAGCTTAGCCCGGTCCCTACCGCGATGCCCCGCAAGATTACCTTGGTCCATTCGCCCGCCGAAGTGTTTGGCCGCGTCGGGTTAATAACCTCAACCGATTCGCCTGGGTTAAGATCGAAGATTAGACCCGGTTCAATGTATCGCTCTCGATTGCCTGCCTTGTCGATACCGCTGCCAGTATCTGGGTCGCTGAGATTTCCCAATGGCGTTTCGGTCTTGATCGCTGCGGTAAAACAGGATGCGATAGCCGAGGCTTGTAGTTCGTTGTCGAGGTACGTTCCGAGGTCTCTGATCGATGCCAACGCTGGAGCAAACCAAGTAACGCCCCGCGTCTGGCCGACTCGATCTTGCCGGAATAGGTGAATGATCTCCCGGGCTGGGATTTCCTTCGGCGTTCGGCTGACTGCGTAAGGCTGTAGCGGATGGTCATCGTAAATCATATAAGCAAGGGGCTTGCCCGATTCGTCAACCTTGATCCCTCGAATTACCCGCGTACCATCGCCGCGATCGATTCCCATCGTGTACGTATCGCGATCGGTCGCTAGCCGGTCGGCTTCGATGATCTCAAGGGCCATCGGAATCGGTCGAGAGATTCCCCGGTATTCGGTCGATGGCAAATTGACGACTCTGATCAAAACCTCGCCCGCTTCGACCATTTCGCGGAGGGCGATAATCTGGATTTCTTCGAGCGTCAAACGCCCGTTGATATCCGCGACTTCGGACCACTCAGACCAAGCCTTATCGCGCAGGTCGTTGATGTCCTCGATGTCATCGCCTTCGGGAGTCTCGAACGTGCTTTGGGCCTGGATGCCAGCACCGACAACGGAAGAAACGATCGTATCTACAACACCCCAAGCGTAGGAATTATCGCGAACCAATCGCCGAGCCTCTGCCCTGAGACGGTCTGCCCCGAACGGCCCCATTAGCTCTTGGTCGGCTGGTAGATTCTTTGGCTGTCTGTTGCTGCTTACTCGCGACGGTTCGGCCCCTTGGTAGGATCTGGCGAGGGCCTTGCGTGCTGCTTGTCGTCGCAATCCCGCGATGGGGCTAACCGCCGAGACAACCGAATCGATAAATCGAGCAATCATCGACGGCCCCCTACGATTCGCCCGAGGGAGATACCGCCCGATCCGCTTTCGCGTTGGACTTGATGGAGCAACGCTTTTCGCTCGGCCATCAATGCCGATAGGTCGAGCTTGGTAACGGTCCTAGACCCAATGCTATACTGAGACGCCCCTCCGGTTAGAAGGGCCTCAATAGCTGCGTCGATTAGTGCCAACAGAGATGCCGCTGATGCCATGCGTAAATAGTTGCATGGCTTGCGGTTGCTTGGTAGATGCCTGTACTATTCCATTAGTACACTGCTACAAATTATTTACGCTCTTGGGTCCAGGTGTGCCCGCAATAGGAGCATTTGCAGTACCGAGCATTCGACTTAGTGCAATAGACCCTAGAGTAGCTTGTCCCGATTGGTCGGCGTGATTCGCAAAGGGTGCAGGGCCTTGCTTCGTCTTCGCGGGGGATGGGGTGTTCGACAACCGCCACCGCTTCGACCGGATCAATTTTAACCGACGAATCAAGCTCAATCCTCTCCCCGGGTTGCAACGCAACCTGTCTTTTCTTTTTGCTCATATCACCCTCTCCGTTTGGGAATCCATCCACCTTGTCGCTGCTTAAATCGTTGCTGCCCGTGCCTGTAGGCTTGCTGGACAGGCTTGGCTTGTTTCGGCTCATCGCCGATATGCTTTGGGGCTACCTCGATTTCGCTTGGGGCTATCAACTTTACGCCGCAAGCTTCGGAGCCCGCCGCTGCCATGTAAGTTGCATCGAGCCAGTGATTATCCAAACCGGACGGCTTCCAATAGGTTTTGCCACCATCCGTTACTAAGTCTTCCGCTGTAATATGCTTGCCGTAATAGATGTGCTTTCGGCTTCCCTCGGGATTAAAAATCGAGAGGGATTTTCGCCTGAATTCGTTGTTGTCGTTGAACGTCGGTGTCAAAAAGCCTTCGTGAACAAACTGCTTCCAGTAGTCCGTATCAAGCTCATAGAGCCAAACATTATGCGCCGGTAGTTTCTTTGCGTGCAGGTTGTAGCCAACAATCGTATTCGCTTCGTTCTTGTCGCGATGTCGATAAGGGCTATAGCCTTTTGATGGATGAAAAATCCCGCCCATGCCCTTGCAGAATTGATACGCCGCCTGAGTGAAGTTGCCGGAATCGACTAGGCAAAAATCAACCGGCTTACGAGCTCCAGACGGATCTAGGAATTGCTTTTCGAGTAGGCTGGTCCGAAAGTCTAGCAAGCACTGATAAAGCACCGCTTCGGTAGCTTCGGTATCCATGCTTTTATCGGTCCCGAATACTGCCTCTTCGCCGTAGTCAACGATAAAGCCTGTACCGCCTTGCTGCCATGCCGCTACTACCCAATGGCAACGATACTTGCCCAAGTCGATCGCCGCTGTCAAAGCGACTGTGCTAGCTGGAACGCGATACCGATCTAGCCCGCTAATCCTCGACGCGACTATCTCAGGGGTCAAGCCCTGGCCGACTGGCCCCGCATCCTCTGGGGGGTCGTTGTCGATCTCAGTAGCCACCGCCTTAGCACCGTACCTAGCAACGCGAATGTAGTAACTGTGAATCGCCGAAACCTCCATCGGCTCGCCGTCGCTGTGTGGCTTTTTGCTGTAGCTGTATTTATTACTGACAATGCAACCGGCTTCAATCTCGGCTTGATTGTCGCGCCAAAAACGGAATGCTTCCCTGGCGTCCGGGTCGTCGGCTTTTCGGTCTTGCCATAACTCGATAAACCGCTCCACCAAATCCATTCGGTCAGGGGGCTTTATCATTTTGCGATAGCGACGGCCGCGCCAACTGGGTTTCTGCTTAACGTCAGTATATTTATAGGCATTGCACTTGCGGTTCTGGATCGTGCAAAGGAATACCCGCGCGATCGGCTCGGAACTAGAACCTAGCCCGCCGATATCCTCTTCGATAATTGCCTCAATCTGTGCTATCAAGGTTTCGGACCTAGCCGCCTGCTTATCCTCAACGTCGTCAATGATCGCTAGCGTCGGCCTTTCATCCCGGTAGGTAGTCCCTCGAATCGGCCCGTCGATGCCCATGCAAGCAAAAATTTGCCCCTTGCTTACTAACTCAAAATCCTTGCTCCAGTCGAGTTGATCCGGTCGAATCGTCGGGAATATCAAGTGATCCTTTGCCATTTCTATTTGAGTGTATTCCCCTGCAACGGTCTGCATGTTGGCACGGCTGGCCCATCCCCCAAGGGCCTTGAATGGATATCCGATTTCAGGGAAATCCTCTAGGAACTGCTTGTTTTGCTGGAACTTTTCTCGAATCGTTTTCAGGTCTTTTTCCGCCTTAGTTTGAGACTTGCCGATTACGATCGGAAATCGACTGATCCCCTTGAGCAAAAGCCTGATGCTTTGATAAAGAACTATCCGCGTTTTACCTTCGCCCCGAGGGCCTGCAATCGCTTGATCGCCGCCGTACAACGCTGCGTTTTCGATCGATTCGAGCATGTCCAGACGGTCGCTAGTCAACGGCTCGTAGAACACGTTTCCGAAGTAGTGGCCTAGAAAAAACTCGGCGTCTAGCAAGGCCCTTTCCCTGTTCTTTGCGTTCTTAGGGGCAGGGATTTTCAAGTCCCGCTCTGCCGCTCGCTTGGAAGCCATGAGCTCCCGCTGCTTCATCCGCTCGTCGCCTTTAATCGGGTCGGCTGATGACGCCGTGATCGGATGCGAGCTTAGTAAGCTCTGCAACTGGGATAGACTTAGCGAGCTCAAGGAGTCGTAGACGTTGTTCATTTTCTTTGAGTAACCTCCTTTCGTCTGCCGCGTCTCGCTTTTCGTCGAGCGCATCGGCATCTAGTAGGATTTTTGCCGCCTTGGGGGCCAGGTCTGGATCTTGCAAGCAAACCATAAGAGCCGCCTTGACCGCTTCACGGTCGACGTTCCACCGCTCTTTGATCGCTCGATTGACCAAGCCTAAATCCTTTACTGTCTTGATCTCCAACCAAACCGCCCCCTACCCCGTGGAAACTACTGCTAACGCACTAACACACTTCAAAACCCGTCCGGTCGTCCC